TTACCACGACGAGTTTCTTTAGCGATAACGTTAGCATCACGTTCAACTTGGAAAATCAAGCCTTTGAAACGTTCAACAGACCAACGACCGTTAGAGTCGGTGTCAAGGTCGAATGTACCAGCAGTTGTTGTACCATACTGAGCACCTTGTTTAGCAACGGTGTAAATTGTACGGATAACTTCACGGTTGATTTCAGCTAGAATTTCTGTAGACAGAATGTTAGACAATTCTGTTTCAGCGTCAAGACCGTGGATTGCTTTCAAGTCTTGAGCAAGTTCTAGTGAGTATTCAGCTTTCAATGCACGGCTTTGAGCGGTAACAGTAACCTTCTCGATAGAGAAAGCCATTTGACCGAAAGCTGTGTTAGAATCAGAACCTAGGTATTCAGCCTTAGCTGTGGACATACCGATACCGGTTGTGAATACGTTAGCTGTACCGAAACCGTTACCAACTGGGTTGGTGATTGTATCACCAGTGGTGTTGTTAGCGAAACCGAAACGGTTTGTGTTGGAAGAAATACCAGAGAACTGAGTGTTAGCTTCGTTGTAGAATGCTTCTTGACCAGATGCTGTGTTGTCTTGACCGTACTTGGCGCGCATTGCGAAAATCAAACCTGTTGGGCCTGTCATTGGCTGAACGCCAGCAACATCATAAGCAATCAGGTTAGGTAATGCACGGCGAACCAATGAAATCAAGATTGGGTCAAAGTTTTGAACACCAGAGCCAGTAGCCATAGATGGACCACCAGCAGTAGCTTCGTTCAACATGCCCATTTGAGCACGGTCAGAAGCCATAGCTTGAGATTGGTTTTCAAGGACCATGGCTGTAACAGCCTTTTTGTATGGATCCTTAATAGCTTCTAGTTCTGGGTGTTCCAGAACTGGTTGCCATTTTTGCTTTAGTTCTTCAGATAGTAACATTTAAGTAACTCCTATTTAAAATTAAATGTGGTATATTTATTTTGCCACGGATTTTGAGATTGAATTAACAACAGCGTTAATTAGAGGATCATAAGATGCCTGTGTAGGTTTATCTTCTGGTACTTCTACGCCTTCTTCTAGGGCAGATTTTTCACCAGCCTTAACAGTAGAAGGAGCATACGCTTCTTTCAATGTGCTAAGTTTTTCTGTGAATTCTTCCTCAGTCGTGAACTCAACACTCTCTGTGAGTGACTTAAGTTTTTCTACCTGAGTCTGCGTTAGGCCTTCGCAAACTGCTTGCACGGCCTGTACTTTCTTATGTTCATTGATTTCTTTTTTGAACTCAATAGAACGAGAAATTTCTTCGTTCAATTTGGCTTCTAGTTCTTCAACTTTGTCTGCCATTTCTTGAACAACATCAACTTTTTCTTCTGGAATGTCGATGTAGTGTTCTGCGAATAGATTCTTTAGACCGCCAATAAAGTCTTCTACGATTTCAGCACGTAGACCGGACTCAATAGCTAGTTCATTTTCTTTCATCCATTCTTCTACCATGTAATTTAGGTAGTCATCAATTTTGGATGCAAAGTCTTCTTTAAGTTCTTCGACAGCCTGTTCGAATTGTTCATGAAGTTGTGATTCAACTTCTTCTGCAATTTCTTCTACACGTGACATAACGGCAGCTTCGAAAATTGTGGTAGCTTTAGTAACGAATTCTTCTGATAGGTCTTCACCTTGAAGTAATGCATCGATATCTTCTTTAAGACCTTTTTTAGCCATCATTTTTTTCATCATAGCTTTGTCTTGTTTAGCGTCTTCGTGGCCTTCTTTGTCTTCGCCTTTTTCTTCTTCGATTACGTTACCGTCTTCGTCAACTTCTTCGTTTTGGCCACCGTAAGATTGGAATGTAGCACCTTTGTTCTTGTCGAACAATTGTTTTGGCTTAACGCCAGATTTACGGTTTGCAATTGTTTCAAAAGAATCGTCTGCACCTTGTGTTGTGGCCATACCAGCTTCGCCAGCATCAGCGGCTTTATCTTGACCAGGTTGGTGTGCTAACACTTTCTTTGGCTCAGAACCAACTGGTGGTGTTGCGCCTGGAGGTGTAGCTGTTGGTGCACCTTTTGTGTAATCTGGAAATGCATCTTGTGTAGAATCAGGTGAATCACCGATTTTACCAACATCTTTTTGACCAGCAACTACGGAAGCAGGCAGTCTTGATGGACCGTCTGTGCGTTTAGACATAGCACCGGAAACACTTTTGTTTAGAATGTCAGCGGCAGCTTCAGATAGATTGAACTTTTTAACCATTTAAAACTCTCCTTGGTTTTGTATGTGGATATTTATAATATTACAATTTTTTAAGAAAGGATTCGAAAATTTGTAAACTTACTTGTTCAATTTCTTTACGTGAAGCCTTACGAACTTGTTGTATTGCTTCTTCGAGATGAACTTCAGTCCACTTACCATCTACTAACATCCATTCTTTGCCTTCCATAATTCCCTGTACAAACGCACCAGGTGCAGAAGGATCGGCCACAATATCTGCCGCTGTGGCGAGATAGAAATCGGGTTGCACAACGTTCACACCGTTGACCATCTTTAAAGAACCCATACCACGGGAAGACACACCTAATTGTGCGCCACCTTCGATGAGACTTCTTGCGATGTTACCCATAGGTGTATCAAGAATCTTTGCTTTACCAATCCACTGGTTACCGTCTTCACGGAGACCAACAATCATGTGAGACACACGATCCAAATTGATTGATGGTGTATCAGGATGTCCTAATTCACCAAAAGCACGATGCTTATTGATATAATCTTCGGTGTATCTGTGAACTTCTTTACGGAGGGTATTGAATTCATAGATACGACCATTTTTGTTTTTCTTTTCGGCAACAAGGAATGGTCCTTCAATGTGAAGGACTTTTTTACCATCAGCTTCTTCTGTGAGATAACTGACTGTTTCTGTAATTTCTTTAATAAGTTTCATCTTACACCCATTGCCTTTCGTTTTCTCAACGATATTTTTCTTTTACGTAAGATTTGATTCTTCTTACTTCTAAGTTTAATTTTTGCCCTACGTGCCCCCATCTTACGATGGCGGCGTTCTTGTGAAGACATTTTAACAACTTTGCCTCCACGTATTGTGTACCCAGGTACAGTTGAGAATTTTTTTCTCCTCTGAACCTTACCTGCACGTATTCTTATACGTACCAGTTTTGTTCTTCCCATCTTCTGAACGTTAGCTTCTGTTAAGCCCAACTTTTCAGATTCTTCTTTAACTATTCGTTGTTTGATTAATTCTAATTTTTCTTCGAATAGTTCTTTAATTCTTTCGTCTATTAACTTTCTGGCTTCCGTTAGGTTACCAGAAAGAAAACAATCAACAAGTGGCATTATGGTCTCAAGCCAAAATTGCCGTAGTTAAATGCCGCAGGATCATTAAATTGACCACGTTGATAATGTGCATTGTCTTTACGCAATTCAACAATAATTGTATAAGAATCATTTGCTACCATACCACGGGTTGTAATACCAATATTTCCGTTTGAGCCTGCCGCACCTGCTGTTGGATTTGGAATTGTGATCCAGTTACCAGCACCATCATATTCTCCGTTTCCGTTTAACATGAAAGCTGTGTTAGAAGCTGTTGCAGTCCAATATAATTCAACGTCACCTGTAGCCGAACTTGTGCAATCATACCACAAACGGTAAATAGAAAGACCGTAATAGGGTAGTGTTGTGTTTGCAGAACCGCCTTGCGTATTAGCCACAAGATAACCATTGGTCGCTAAAGCACCAGATAGTGTGTTAGCAACAATACGTGCTGTGTTAGATTCTTGACCTGTACCATCAAACTTAGCAGTCAATTTAATAACAGCATGTTGTGTGTCATCTTTTAGTACGTTAATTCCATATACGTTTGCCATTTTTATTCCTTAGAAAACTTTGCGATAGTTTGAAAATGTTTAGCGGAGGCTTCTAACATATCCAACATCTTTGCTTTATTAGCCTCATTAATTTTTTTGTGTAACTCAATCATTTGTTTTGCCATTTGTGGTGTTACTTCAGTCGTGGACCCATCCAAATGTTCTACAACAATATTTTTTTTGCTTTCGTTTACCTGTTTAACTTTATCAAACACGGTTTCTTCCGTAGCAGATGACCATTGCATATTTTCATATGGTACAGTTACATATTTATTGATTTTATCCACATAATATAATGCAACTCTTTGACCATTAGGAAACTGTCGAATAGATTTTCTACGCATAATTAGAACGGCTGGCGGATCCAATTCTTGTGTCTGTGAAGTTTTACCTTCCATTACAGGACTAGATGTTGCCATCAAAGCACAGTTGTCTTTTAATTTATTAAGAACTGGATCATGTGCATGAATTTCCTGTCCCGATGCATGTAATCTCTGAACATCATTAAATGTTTCGACAACAGGAGCCAAAAGTTCCGGGTGTTGTGCATGAAACATAATATGTGCCGCATAATCACCAAGGTCAACAATACCACGCCTCTGAATGTCTAAGTGGTGATGTAATTCTGCCGGCGACAGTACACCATCTCCATTTTCGTCTGGAGAATCTTCTTCTTTTATTTCTTTATGAAGAAAATCTTTTAGGCTTTTCATTCTTCCGTTTCAGGTTGGTGTTGTGCAATTAAATTTTGTGCAATAACTTGTTTTCGTTGCTCAATAGCGGCAAAAATTTTGTCGTTGATTTCATTGTATAATGCATCACGCATTTGTGTGGCATTATCAGTAAATGCATTATCAACTACTGCTTTAAGATTATCATTCATATTATTCTCCAATAAACATAAAATATTTATAACACTCTTTGAAGCATACGCATCGCTGGAGTATAGCTATTGTTTAGACTTAAATCACCTTTAGGTGCCGCTGTGTCATTTTGTGGTGCTTGACTTGCATCAGGTGCTGGTGTGCCACCGCCACCAACAGCACCGCCTGCGCCATCTGGATTCATCAACTCTTGTTGACCTTGTTGTGCAATTTGCATTGGATCCATAATTAAACCGGCAGCTTTTTCTTTGTCGATTTGTTTTTGCATTTCTTTAATGTCATCGTCAGATAGACGGAGAACATTACGTTGAATCCATTCCATAGAATAATAACGACCAACATATGGATCAACTGAGCCCAATAGTGACAAACGTTCACGCACCAATTCTGCCTCTTTAAGTTCGGCAAAATTATTGTCTTTTATAAAATCGTAATAAATGTTTTCTTTGAATTCATCAAATTCTTCTGCTGTACAAATACCTTTTAGTACACACTGAACTCTAAGTGCTTGGTCAAAAATTTCAGAAAACTTTTGACGTTGACGGTCAACAAATTTGGAAAACTTAACTTCGTCACGTGATATTTCACCAACACGACCTAAAGAAAAACCTGATTGATTAGGGTCTAAGCGAGAAACTGGAACGTTGAGAGACTTATATAATTTCTTTTCAAAATATTTAACGTCTTCTAATTCACCAAGGTTTTGTCCACCGGGCAGTGTAGTGATTTCTGTACCTTTACCACCTTCACGGCGAGGTAACCAAAAATCTTCCATCATAGAAAGATGTTTACGGTCATCACGTACTTCACCAGTTTGTGCATCATATACAAGTTTGTTTTTGTACTTGACCATAATGTCACGGAGGTATTGTTCAGCCTTTAATTTTGGTAAATTACCAACATCAATATAAAAAATTCTACGTTCTGGCGCACGTGAAATGCGGTAAATAACAGTCGCATCTTCAATCATTCGCAACTGGTTTAATGGTTTAATGGCTTTATGTAAGTATGATAACACAACCGCACGGCGGGAATCCATTAGACCTGAATTAACATTAATGATAGAATCTTTAGCGATACGAACACCAACTGGTCCGTAACTTGAAGATGAACCTGATACTACTTTATCATTATAGATGTAATACTCATTGACTGTTTGTACTACGTCAACTGATGTACCTGTATCTTTATCTTTTTTAATCTCACGCACTTTACGAATTTTACGTGGATCGATATAACGAAGTGCTTTGATACCTTGAGTAGGATTTTCTTCATCAAGAATAACATGGTAGAATATTCGACCGTCAACATAGAATCTACGGAAAGTATCTGTAGCCATGTTTTGGTAATTTAACAATCTAAGAACAATACTAAATTCTTCCTCAATTGCTTTTTTAATTTTTTCTGGTTGCTTCAAGTCATCCATAATAATACGAATTGATTTTCCGTCATCGTTTTGAACAATTGCTTCATTGATGATATCATCAATAGCAGATTCAATTTCTGGCTGCATCGCCATTTCACGATAACGAGAAATCAACTCAACTTCATTTTTGGCAGTACCATCTAAATCAACATATGTGCCGTAATAAGCGGCTGACGAAATGGTTAAAGCACCATCTTCGTTAGAAGGCGGTGCAAAGGTTTTCTCCGACTGCTGGTCTGCATCAGCCTTTTGTCTGGAGATTTGGAAACCGAAAAGATTTAGTGCCATATTAGTTTAGTTCCAATTCAAGTAAACATGAAGGGGGAAATTAATCCCCCTGTATATAATTAAGATGTAGTGTCTGATTCCCACCACTGATATGCCAAGGTTGCTGTGAATTCTTCGATAGAATCATTAGAACCCCAATCCAAATCAATAGGTGACAAATCAACGGGGAAAGCACCAACAAATTTATATGATTTCAAAACAGAACCTGCTTTGTCATATTGGTCCACTTTTGCATCGACTGAATAACCGGTAGGACTACCCGCAACAGGGCTACGCAAATTGGTGCCATGTGAGTTAATACCGTTCATCCATGATTCGAATGCTTTACGAACCTTGAAGTTTTCATCGTTGATAATTGTAATTGTCCAGTCGGCAAAGTTTCTATTTCCGGCAAACTTTAACTCACGACCAAAGTAATAAAGTGGAACAGTACCAACAGTTGAACCTGGCAATTGTGCAGTCTTGCAAAGGAATGTTAGTGCTTGTCCAGAATTTACTGGATCGTCAGCAAAAGTTGGAAAAGTCATTGTGACTTGGAACAGATTAGGACGAGCACCATCTCCAATAAGATTTGCACGAAACTCTGTTACGTTAAAAGCCATTGTTTTCTCCTATTTCTTATTATTTATTACACAGCACCAACGATTTCATTGAAACTTACACCGGTGCGTACAGCAACAAAGTTCAACTGAATGTAATTAATTGAACGTGCTGGCTTGATGTAAATATCTCCAACAAATTTATTGGCATCAACAACTTCAGGAGTATTATTTGTTGTATCGCAAACAACACGATAGTCATAAGCACCACGGCGACCTTTAACGTCACGTAAAAATGGTTCAACTAGAGCAATAAATTGAGCACGTGTAAATTCATCGTTCAATTCAAACAATGCATACTTTGATGCTGTTGCAATAGCTTTCTCTAAAACAATAAACAATCTGCGAACGTTAATACGATTGAATGCAGAAGGTTGTGTTACCAAAGTTTTGTCGCCATACAAAATGGTTCCTTGACCAGGGAAAGATACAACTGGGTTTACACCAACTGCATAAATCGCATCACGTTGTGCTTGTGTTGGATTCCATGCCAACTTGACAACGTTTTTAATTGCGCCACGATTTACACCTGCTGGAGAATACCAAGGATCACGTGTTTGGTCTGTGCGTACACATAGACCAGCAATATCACCGTTTAATGGAATTCAACGATACACGTTATTGTATTTGTCAAATTGGTATTTCCAACCAGAATCCGCAACGGCATATGTTGATGCACGGCTTAATGTTGAAATCCAAGAAGTGATGGAAGTATCAGGTGTTGCACCACCAACAATACCTATTTGTGGAGGAGACAGGAATGCAAGACAATCTTTACGTGCAGATGCAAGTGAGTCGATTGCGTATTGTTGTACAGTGGTATAGTTAGAAGCACCACCAGCATCACCAGTAACAATTAAAGAAATGTCAACAACATCTGGATTGGTAAACTCACTATAAGCGGTTGTATAATCAGCCGCAGTCAAAGTTAAGTCTGAACCATTATTAAGTGATACTGTTGAACCAACGTTAGCGGTTGCCATGTAGCAACCAGAGAATTGTGTATTCGCTGTTTGTCCCCATGTACCGGATGTATTTGCGTTGTCAACTGGACCTAATGCATAAACATATTTGGATTGGTCACGTAGAACTTGTCTGTAGTATGAAGTTGAACCATCATCATTTGTGGCATCTGATGCTTTTGATAGATATGGAAATACTTCTAGAACGGTACCTTTTGCACCGCTACTGAACAAACCATCTTCATCTACAACAACCATATGGAACTGGTCATTTGCACCACCAGAAGATGAAACATAAGTTGAAGTTGATGGTATTCCTGGAAAATATGATTTATATGTCCAAGAAGTAAATGTTGAACCACCAGAAGCGGCATTCGCTGTATTTGAATCCCAAATAGAAACCTTTAATGAGTTTCCTAATGCGCCTGGATAACGAGCAACAAATGTTTGTCCTAATGTGTCTGTAATGTATGTCGAATCATATACGTCTACATTTTTAATTGTCAAAACGGTATTGTTTGCACCAGCATTTTTTGATGTTGTATTGGCCGCACGAACAACTTGAAGATTGTTTCCATAAGCCAAGAAATTGGCCGCTGAAAAGAATGAAATTGCAGTGTTGCCGTCTGGTTGCCCAAATCTGTTAACTAAATCTGTTTCGTGTGATACGAGTGTTCTTTTTCCTACTGGTCCCCACATAAATGGTCCAGCGAATGCACCGGCTGTAGTAGATACCGCAGGAACAACTGTTGTTAAGTCGACCTCGGATACATTTACGCCTGGAGAAATTTGAAATGCCATTTTACTCTCCTTGTTTTATAATGCTATTTGGCAGTAATAACCTATAGTATATTTATGAATTGGTGGTTTTATAGTTAGTTCATAAAAAAGGTAGAAGGAGAATCTTCTTCTTTTGTTATCCAAACGTCACCACCCTCTACGATGTAATTCTTATCAGTACCATCATCAAAGATACCAAAAGATGGCATTTCTTCGTCTGATTGATTCAACATTTCCAACTGCATTTGTTTTCTCAAATCATGGTTAACAATTTCTTTGAAGTATTGTTGTGTTGTCATCCATGCAAACATAACCAGTGTCATAACAATATCATCATTTGCACCTTCTTCCGCCTTAAAACTATTGAGAGAAGACACAAAAGTTGTTAGCTGAGAAATGGTATCAAAATCATTGATAATTAATTTATCATTTTCTATCAAAGTCTTAAGGTTGGAACAACCAATCCTTTTGACTTGAGGTGACATTTTCAGTCCAAGCTGAATGCCACGACCAAAACCTGTACCCATTGCCTGTGCTTTTTTGTTTCCAGTTTCAATCTTCACTACGTTTTCATACTCAAGGTCTTGATGCAAAGTATCAGCAATCTGTGGTGTGTTATTTATTTCTATTAAAACGTATGCATCATTAAACAGTTTTGCGGTATTGTAGATAACCGTTGGGAATAAAACTGGTGAAATCGATGATGAATTGTACTTTGCTACTTGTCGGTATGGTACCGCTGAAACATCAAAGACCGTGAAACTGGAAGCATCCAAGTTTCTACCTTCGGCAGGATCAACTGTCATCGCATAGATATGGTCAGCTACACGTTCATCATCTCCTTTGATAGGATATTCATAAATGTCCAACATTTCATGTTTAGCAATAGGTTCTTTGTACACCAATTGTGCAAGTTTAGAACCAGAGATAAGTGTATTAGTTGAACCCAAGAATTCACATTCAAACTCTTGCCTAAATTGTTCTTCCGATGTGTTCTTAATTGTTTCTTCTTTCCATTTTTCATCACGACCTGGAACCATAGACCAATGAATTTCAAAGGTCTTATATCCGTTCTTTTTACCAATCGCATCCATCCATAGTTTGTAGAATAAATTCATACCGTTAGGTGTGGACACAATAATAATTTTCGTAGTCTTACCAGATGAGATAACAGGGTAAACAGAGTTGAAGAATTCATTAGCGATGTTAGCTGGAACGAACGCAAATTCGTCCAAGAATACTACGTTGAAAGAACCTCCACGGACCGCAGAACTTGATGTTGATGCCGCAATAATTTTCGAACCGTTTTCTAGTTCTACGTTACCTTTGTTCCATGTCACCACACCTTGTTGTAGCCACATAGGTAAGTTTTCATATGCCAATTGGTACTTAGCAAGAATGTCACGTGCTAACGAACCTTTGTTAGCAAGAACGGCAACGTTTTGTTGGTCTGAAAAAAGTGTGAGCCAAAGAAGATAAGCGACTGATGTGGTAGTTTTGCCAACCTGACGGGGACATTTTGTAATTGAGAAACGATTTTCATGGTATGTTTGAATCATTTCTTTTTGAAAATCCCACATACGAAACGGCATAAGACCTTCATCAACGTTTACAATCTTAATGTATTTCATGGCAAAATACACCGGGTCTTTGGCACATAATATGTACTCATCGACTTCCTCTTGTGTATATGCGTGTTCAACCCCCGATTTTTTTAATAACGGATTGTCACGGTAAGAATCTTTATTATTAATCGCCATTCTTTGCTTTTAATAACTTTGAAAGTTCTGAAGTTGATCCTACAAAAATAGCCTTGTCAACATTAACACCAGAATCATTTTTCTTAATGTTCTTGAGTTCACGTATAGTCTTTTGCATGACCATTAATTTTTCATTTGCTTCTGCCGTATTTTTAATTAAGGTGGCAACAACTTCAAACGCACGTGGATGTTCTGTCTCCGATGCAATAGCAAGAAGATGGTCGATTGCTTGATTACCTTTAACAACCAAATCTTTGAGTGTTTGCCTTGATTCTTGATAGTCATTATCAAGGTCACCATCAAGATTTTTGGTAACTTGAGATTCAATTTTTACAGGTAATTGTTCCGTTTTTTCTATAACTGTTGGTGTCACATCAAATATTTCAGTCATACTCTTTTCAAATTTTGACATTTTTATGCTATGGCAGATTTGAATACCATAAATCCTAATAAAGGTTGTTCGGGTGGTGAAGGATCATTTGAGTTGTTACGAACAGTAATAATTGCATAACCATCATGTGGTGTTGCGGTAATATCATACAACGACATGGTTCCATTACTAATATGTGCAATGTAAAGCAAATCGTTTGCTGTTATATAAGAATTGTTAAATGTAAATGTGTCTGAATATTCAGCAGGAACAATAACATTATAAAGAAGAATTCTTCCTGTCACAGAATTTAAAGTTATCGCTGTTGTTCTAGAACCAGTTTGTGTAACATAGCCACCAGAACCTTGTTTGTAACCAATGCCTGCATTTGAAAGTGTTACATTTGGTGTAGCAATATTACCCGTGACCGTCAAAGAACCTGCTAATGTTCCAGTTGTATTTGCAAGTGCAGAATTTGCTTTGTTAAATGCCGAGTTTGCATGTATATTAATGTAATTTCTCAACGTATCAACTTTAACGGAATTTGTACCCGAAGATGATGTGTTTGAAACTGGAATTAAAATGTTTCCAGGAACACTGGAAATATCATTTAAGTTTGTTAAATCTGAAATCTTTTTTGACATTTTTTATCCTATTAGAATGACTAAGTTTTGTCCATCTTCCGTTGTTATATTTTCTTCTAATTCCGTAGTTATAGGATCATAGATAACACTATCTGGGAATTCTGTTGTTCGTACTGAATATGTATAATTGTTTGGCAATACAACATCCATAGGATTTGGTTGAACTTGAATGGATACCAAGTTGGTTGGAGTTACTGTAAATGAAGATGGGGTCCAAGTTGCATTTGTTATCAAACCTTTGATTGGAGTGCCTGTTACAAAATGACCATTTAAACCAGTTAATTCCAATTTTTTGCTATCTGTATACCAAGAAGAAACTTTTCCTGTGGCTGTTGCCATTTCATAAGAATATCCTTGATAAACAGTTTCATCACTTTGGTAATTCCCCAAGCCACCCGTATTCATAACCGCAGTTGTACTGTTATGTGACATAGTGGTGTCATCATATATATTCGTTATTGCAGTTTTAATTATTTTTGGTTGTGTTACAGGACCATACAAATAACCTTTAACTGTAAAGTTTAATGTCCATATAATACTTCTAACTTTAGAATTGTAATCACCTTCATAGTCAACTTCATGTGATACACTTTTTAAAAGTATTGGTAATTGTTTAACGATACCCATTTCAGGAACTAAATTAACATTCACAGTATAATCTGGTGTGAAATATGGAAGAATTTTCTCCATCAATTGAGCACCGTCTTCAATGTTACGAACATAAGCCCATAAAGAAAAATCAAAATCAAATGGAACCGGATTGTAAATTGCCAAACTTGTACCAGTATCTCCACTGTGTGAATTATTCTTCATGTTTGTATTGAGTTTACGTGCAGGATCATAACTCATATCCGTCATTTCAAAAGACATGATTGGTAATGTTATTTGAACTTTTTTGTCCAAATCTGGATCACCTTCTAAACGAGAAACATATTTTTCTTTTCCGCCATAAACAATAGGAACCAAAAAATGTTCTTGTTCGACACCGTTTGAATCGTAACGAGCCAATTTAATTTCGTTGAAAAGATTGCCAAAAGCTATAACAACTTTTCTAATTATTCTATGATATGTGTAACTCATGTTGGTGTACCAAATGGATTGGATTCAGATAAATCAACTATATCATCAGCTTCTGTCTGAATAGATTTGTTATCGTACATTTCACGTGTTTGAGGATCTTCTAAAGGATCCGGTTCTTCTGCAACAACATATGTCGCACCAGAAGTTTGACCAACAACGATTGCACCGTTTGCAACAGTTCCAATCAAATCTGTAATCTTCAATAAACTTTCATTTATATTCCAATATGCAACAGTACCGGACATACTTGAAGAACCGTTAGCATATATTGTTTCACCTAAGATGAAATTACTACCACTTATATTGGGATATACGTTTAAAGAAATATTGTATGCATCTTGAAAAACGGTATCATCAACATTTGGAATACCAGTATTAATTGTTTCTTGTGAGTATTTGAATTTCTCAAGTTCAAGTTTATAAAAATATGGATATTTGTTACCTAAAACATAAAATGCTTCAGAGTAATTTACATATTTGATTTCATACATTTCACCTGTTTGTGAAAGGAATGGAATGTAAATCAAATCACCTTCTCTAGGTCTCTGATATGTTTGTGGTACCCAACGAGCAAAAGAACGTTTCGAAATGATAACGGACATATTGTTTCGAATTTCTAAACCAAATTTAGAAAAGAATTCTCTTTCACCTTCATATCCATCAACATTCGTGATGTACAATTCTAAAGGATATGACGCATCAAATCTTTTTAATGGGTCTTCACCGTAAATTAAATCTCTTGCGGCTTCGTTGGTGTTTGGAATGTAATAGCAATCCACACCATTAATTTTAATGGTTTCTATCATCAAATCTTCAATGAGTCTTTGCTCGGGTGAAGAATTGTAATTGTTAAAATAGAGATTTGTTGCCATTAGTTCAGATAGAAATCAACTGGCAATTCGTATTTTGATTGCATTTCAAGTTCTAGATTTTTGATTTCTTCTTCCGCCTCATCAAAAATTGCCTGCCCGTTTAGTACAACACCACCTGGAAGTTGTACTCCTCCAAACTTTTTAAGGTTGGTTCCCCAATTCTTCTTAATGAGTGCAGTAGCATATTCTTTGAGCCAACGGTCATTCCAAACGGATGCATATTGAGCAGAATCAATCATCGCATAACACTCTGCAATAACAACTGCGCCTGCTGTGACTGCTGTACCCCAACCCCAATCACAATAGAGTTTGTGCATATGGCGTTGAAAACGAATTGGTACTTCACCTGTAAACATCAACTCTAATGAACGAAGATGTTGCATTGTTAAGGTGTAATTTACATAAGATGCTGAAGTGAAATCATAAAGTTCGTTCAAGCGAAGTTGATATCTCAAGTCAAACATATTGTTGGTGTTAATCGAGTCGGAGATTGGAAACACTCTAGTGACACCAACAATGTTAACAGAATTATTGCCTGTATCTAACGTAACGTTCGGTGACATATCAATATATCGATTTGTTACGTCTGTTGCGTCTATTCTTTTGATGTAATAAACTTTTTGAAGTGCATCAAAATGATAGTCTTGCCAATATTGAAATGCATCATCAATACGGTCTTCCACCTGGTCATCATCGATATTAATTTCGATGGTTGGAAATCCAAGTTTGCGTAAGCAATACTCTTTAAATGTTTGTCTATTTGTTACTGATGGCATATTTTTCCCCCATGGGGTTATTTATTCTCTGGTTTTAAAAACTCTATTTGTCTTTTCAATTCATCAATTTGTATTTGTTGTTCTTTGATTGATTCAATTAATAAAGGTATTAATTTTTCATAGCGAACAGTAAAATACTTCTCATCGATAGGTGCCGGAACAACAATTTCAGGTTGAACTTTTTGTACTTCTTGTGCAGATACACCAACTTCAAGTTGATAAGTGTAACCAAAAGCCTGTGCAATTTCATTTGGATAATATGTAAATCCGTTTAATTGTTTAATTTTTTCTATTGCATTGACAATATTTGATACTCTTGTTTTTAATCTATCGTCAGAGTAATAAGCAGTGATGTTGTTGGTTGCTCTAATTTCACCTGTTGTTCCAGATGCTGGTGTACCCACACCAAGTGATAACATTTGATATGAAGTGTTTGTAATTGTACCTGATGGTCCAATGGGTCCAATTGGTCCAATAGGTCCTTGACCACCACCAGGTCCAATAGGTCCAATAGGTCCTTGACCACCACCAGGACCAATAGGTCCAATGGGTCCTTGTGGTCCAGTTGGTCCAATTGGTCCAATAGGTCCTTGACCACCACCAGGTCCAATAGGTCCAATAGGTCCTTGACCACCACCAGGACCAATAGGTCCAATGGGTCCTTGTGGTCCAGTTGGTCCAATTGG